CAACCATTACAGTTCTTATCACGAGACTTCCTCTGATGCCCTTGGTGGTGCTGACGAGTTAGACTATGCCATACAAACTGTCAGTCATTGGAACAGAGCTTTTCCAAAGGCGGATGTAATTATTGGAAACCACGATAGAATGGTAATGCGGAAAGCACAGACCTCAGCCATACCCACTATGTGGATTAAGTCTTACAACGAGGTGCTCGGCACTAAGTGGAACTGGGTGGAAAGGGTGGTGTATGACAACGTACAGTACATACACGGAGAGGGTGGAACTGCTAGAACAAAAGCAAAGAACGATATGATGTCTACCGTGCAAGGACACATACATACGCAAGCTTACATTGAGTGGATGGTAGGTAGGAACTTTAGAGTCTTTGGTATGCAGGTAGGGTGTGGGATAGATACTACGTCATACGCTGCTGCTTACGCAAAGCATTTTAAGAAACAAGCCATAGGATGTGGCGTTGTACTAGGCGGACACACCGCTATTAATTGTTTAATGGAACTATGAAACACACTAAGTTAAATTTTCTGATTGTATTTATAATAAACGCAGTGATACTTTATGTTATCTTCTGGCATTTATTTAATTAGTTATCTACGTACAGAACCACCAGGAGCATTAGCATCGCTAAACCTTTTCTTTAAAGCTATTCTTCTCCAATCTTTGTATAAAGGAATAAAACCTAGTAGTCCTAAAAATTCAAAAGTAACCATTCTATCTAACAACTCTTCTGTAGCTTTTTCTCTAGCCTCTAAGGTTTTAGCATTATAAATTCTTCCAGTTAAATCTACACTTCTGAAAAGAGATTTTGCATACGGCCCATATCGACCAGCTAAAATAGGTGCTAAAATTTCTGTGAATTTTTTTTCGCCAAAATCATCTAGCGATATTAAAGAATAAACAATAGAATTATCATAAGCATCATAAGGAGCTCCATTTCTTAAATTTTGTAAATATTCTTTATTTAATTTTTCTATACCTGCGTTTATAGGTAATGACCACATGTTTCCAATACCGCCTCTAAACACCAAAGTAGCAGCTGATCCTAAAAGCTGTCTTTTAAGTGTGTTAGTTAAGTCATCTTCATTTTCTTCCTCAGGCGCTCCAAGCAATTCATCCATAAATTGTGAAAATAAATTATACATTGCTACATACGAAGACATTCTGGCTAAAATTCCAGCTTGTAAGGCTATTGCTTCTCGTTTTGATAAATATCCGCTTTTAAATAAAGCACCTATTGCAAATCTAGCACTAGCGTATTCATTTAAATTAAAGTTAGCCATGTAAGAATTGAGCATTCTATAGTAGTCCATTAGAGAGTCAACACCTTCACCTGATTTTGTTTGAATATTTTTTATAATTCTGTACATAGGATTACCTGAAGTTATAAATTGAGTTAGAGTTCTATCAGACTTTCTGACTGCTTCAAGTCTAGCTTTCTTATATTTATTGTCTGTAACAAATTTAGAAGTTCCTTTTGCTATTTTTTCAAATTCAATATCACTAATATCTATATCTTCCCCAAGTTGTTTTTTTACATTTTTTTTAAATTCAAAAGCAAATTTAGCGGGCCACAAAGGTCTAGCTACCATTATATCACCCATACTCATTAATTCGTCGGCAACTTTAGCAACTCCTTTATATAATTGTTTTGGGCCATATTTTAATATTTGATCCATCTTTTCAAATACAGGGTTAGCAATCATACTTTCTCTTGATTGACCCAGATTTAAATAATCATTTACATCTATATTTTTATTGGTTAATGTTTTTTTATCTGTCAATTTTCTAATTTCAGCCGAGCCTAAATTCAACAAAATATCACGATATAAAACTGGATCTTTACCAAGTTTTTTGTATTTAGTATAAGTGTCTTTTATTACTTGCGGATCTTGTGAAATTAACATTAAAGTGTTTCCTAAATATTCAGAAAAAGCTCTTGTTCCAGAAGACAACATAGCACGATAAGCATTTTTATTTATTTCATTCTGTATTTTTGAACCAGCATTTACATTTCTAGCGCCCATAAAACTTCTTAGATAGGTAAGTTTTAAGATTTCTTTTACACTTTCATCCAAAGCGCTAACAGCATTTTGCTGACCTTCATTTCCATTTTTATATATATCTATAAGTTCCTCTGTAATAGTTTGAACTTTATCTGCCTCTGGTGTAACATAAAAATCTAAAAATGTTTCTTGTGTGCCTAATAAAGTAGCATTGAAAGGATTATAATCTATTGGTTTTACTCCTTCTTTTCTTTCAAAAGATGATTTAGCTCTAGTAGATTGATTAGAATATCTTTCTGCGTTTTTTAAAACATCTACCCTATCGCTAGTTTCTGGTAATAACACAGCTCTGTGTATATATTCTTTTATTGGGGTAAAAGTAAAATTTCTTCTTTGAGCTATCTCTTGCATTTTTGGTAACAATTCTTTGTTTTTTTTATCTAATGTTTTTAAAGCTTTATTTTGTGCAGCAGAAAAATTATTTTTAATCTCATCTTTATTTATTTTACCGTTTTTGACATACTTATTTTTAAGTTCTTTTAATGCTTTTGCCTCAGCCGGTCTTTCATTATTTATTGTAATGTCAAGCATATCAACTGGGTTAGGAGCTATTTCATTATTAAATTCATCTCCTATTTTATTTGCGTCAGCCTCTCTTACCTGCATATATAAACCTAACTCATAAGTATCCATTAAAGATTTATTCCTTGCCCTGGATATCCCGGCCTGTGTCCTCGCTCTACCCTGACCTTCAAAATCAATAAGTTTCTGAGCTGCACTTAACTCATCTTGTACTTTATTAAAATTACCATATAGCTGAGCTTGTGCTTCGGCTAAAGTAGTAAATGTGTTATCAGCTATTACAGTGCTGTTGTTCACCCCTAATGATTGGTCTATATATTGAGTGGGTGCATTTCTGGCTTTTTGAAGCAAAACATTGTTTCTTTTTGTTGCCAAAACTTTAACTTGAGAGGCTATATTATCAAGACCAAATCTTATACCATTTAAAGTAATTCTGTCAATAGCCGGTATCATTTTATTGACTGCTTCTTGCACTTCATCTTGCAAAGGAGGCGCTGGAGCTGGCTCTGTAGGGTCAGCTGGTACAGTTTGTTTTACTCTCTTTGGTTCTTCTTGCTTTTGTTTTTGTTTTGTTGTTGTGGTTTTTTTAGTTTTCTTTTCTATTTGTTTTCTAGCTTTCTCTGCTTTTGCTGGGTCTAATTCTATGCCCACGGCTTCTCTTCCTGTTTCTATTGCTGCTTCAACAGTAGTACCTGTACCTAGAAATGGATCTAATATTATACCACCCTCTGGAACAAACCCTTCTATTAAATCTGCCAAAGCTTCTAATGATTTTCTTGTATCTCCTTTAAATCCTTTAAATTTTTTTGTTCTTGTGTCCACCATTGGATATCTTAGCTCAAAGTTTTCCCCTTCTTGTTTTAAATTAAAAGGTATATCTTTTACTTTTCCTGATTTTGTAAGAACAAATATGTCTTCTCTTAAATTTCTACCAGCCATTTTTTGTTCTTTCTTCATGTCTTGAGTCATTTTAATATACTCAATCTTTTGTATGTCAGCAGCTAAATTTAATCCAGCTTTACTTAATGATCTTAAATATGATGCTCTTTCTTTTTTATTCTGTGGTTGTTGTGCTTGTGTATATTGAAGCAACACTGGGCTATCTTCATTTTTTAATAGCTGAGGCATCAGATTGCTTAGTTGAGCAAACTCTGCAGGGTTTATGACAGAAAATTGTGCTATATCTCTATTTCCAGATTTAACTTCGTAGGGTGGGTCAAGATAAATAGCATCAAATTTGATTCCTTGTTCTATTAATTTAGGCAGCTCTGTTAAAGCATTACCTTCTATAACTGCATAGGTTTTATCTCCTTGTGTTAAGGTGTACACACCCTTACCTACTCTTTCAAATCTACCTTCTTTAGTACCAACACCAAATATTCTTCTAACATTAGGCTCTAGTATTCCTAATTCATTTGCAGCCTCACTAATAGTCAGCTCACCTCTTTCTTCTAATAACTGTGTAACTTGTTCTGTTTGAGTTCCAGGTTCAATCTTTATAGCTAAAGGCGGTGTTACCTCGCTCTCCTGAGTCTCAATCTCAATCGTGCCCTCTTCGGCTGGTTGGGTTGCTTGGGTTTCCTCGGATGGAGTCTCTCCGGGAGGGACTGCCCCTTGGGTGTCTCCTGTTCCCACTGCTGGGCTAGTTTCGGGTTGTTTCGGTACAGGTATCGTCTCTGTGCTTGGCTCTTGAATGGCATCGCTTATATTATTAAATTGTTTTTGTAAATTTTCTAATTGTTTTTTCGCTCTTGGTGTAGGATTATTTTTGGCTTTTGTTATTTTTTTTTGTATATCTATTAAGTTTTTTAATTGATCTTCTGAAGGCTGCTTTCTATCATCAAATGTTTCTTTTATATCTCTAGCTATTATTGCGTCTGCTCTTGCTTCTTCTATTTTATTAGAAAGCTCTGGGTCATTAGTTATAGTATAATTTATTTGAGCAATTGTTTCTACATCACCACTGTCTAATATTTCTTCAATATCAGATTTATTTGCTGGTTGACCATTTACTTCGTAACTAGATATCTTGACCGAGCTTTGAACATCACCGGTTGGTTTACGACTTAGTTCTGTTAAATTAAATATAGATGTTGGGTCTCCAATCTCTCCTATGGCTTCAAATCCAATTTCTGCAACATCTTGTTCTTGTCCAGCTACGGCTCTTCCAGCCGCTTCTCCTGCTCCACCCCCTACCATTTCGGTAGCTCGTCTAGCAACACCCTTAACTGGAAGTTTAGTTAGTTTACCAGCAGCTCTTCCAGCTTTTCCTGCAAGACCTGCCGTAAGTGCATTTACTGTTGCAATAGCTGCACCCCTACCTACTGTTCTTCTTTTAACTCTTTTAATAGCTTCTGGGTCATCTAACACCGCTTTGATTCCTTCGTTGTCAAATTGTAATCCTTTTCTTTGTATTTCTTCTTGTAAAAACTCAGTAAATGCTAAACCTTTTTCAAGTGTATTTGTCATACCCGCTATGCCGCCATAAACCGCTCCGGCTGCTGTCCCTAATACAGGTACTACACTTCCAGTTGCGCCACCTGCAGCAGCTCCTTTTGCAGCTCCAAATAATGTGCTTAAGTTAGCCATGTTAGCAACTGATTGTGCTATAATACCTGGAATTACAGATGGGTTTTCTTTTAGACCTTTATAAAACCCTAAAAACTTATTATCTTCAGCTTCATAAATTCTAGAAAAATCTTTCATTTCATCTGTAACTGGCATATCTTGCATTTTAGACACAGCTTCTATGTAGTTTTGAATATCCTCTTCGGTTGCATCTGAACCTTGTCTCATCACTTTTAAGGCATCATCTATGCTTGCTCCTTGAGCTAATCCTTGCCTAACATTCATAAGCATATCTCCCATTACGTCAGCTATTTCAGTGCCTGGTAATAATGTATCAAAAAAAGTTTGTTCTTCACCTTTTACTTTCTCTGGTGATTCCAATGAACCATCCTCTGAAGGTAATGCCATATCGACTTGAGGAGTCGGCTGAATGTCGAGTTCGTTTTTTTTTTTTCCAATTAGATTTTCAAAATCATTTATAGATTTGCTGTATCCTTTAGACTGCACATACCCATACATATCTTGTAGTACATTATCATTGGTGTATAATACAGAAGTGAAATCTTCTAAAGATTTTTTATAACCTTTGGATTGGGCTCTATTGTAAAGGTCAATTAATACTTCTTCCATGTTTATAAATTTTCGTAATCAACTTCGACTGTTTTCGTTTCAGTTTGAGTTTCAGGCGTCATAAGACCCTGTATTCCTTTTTTCTTATCAATAGGGTCAACTTTTGAGCTTACAATCCAGTTTTGTATGTAAGTAAATATATCATCAATAGACGTGTTTAAGTCTATTGGGTCAGTGCTATTTTTAGTGGTTAAAATTTGACCTGACTTATTATACATAGGGGCATCAATAACTATCTTGTTTCCTTGTTTTCTAGCTTTTAAATTGAATCTTGTTATTAATGGTTGTAGTTTTGCTACAGTTTGATTTGCTCTAGCGTTTTTACCTAACTCATTATTTTCTAATATAGATTGAATTCCAGATTTGTTATTTTGAAAATATGTATTCAAAGCAGCTTCTGCTTTTACTGGATCTAAATCCATTTCTTGCTGTAATTTTTTAGTTCTTAGTTGGCTATAATTAATATCTTCTTGCAATTTCTGTATTCTTAACAAATCCTCTATTTGCTTTGAAGTATCTACCGTGACAGTTTCTGGTTCTAAAACTGTTTCTGGAATAGAGTTTGTAATTTCATTCTTAATTATCTGTCTAGCTTTATCTTTATCATAATCGTAAGTTCCGTTTTTTATGTCATAATATATGTACCCATCCTTACCTTTTAAACTTTCATCCTGTGTATATTCAAAACCATTTTGATCTAAAATACTAAGAATTTGATTTTCATCTCCCAATATACTTTCAGTCAAAGAGTTAATTGTTTTAGCGGCTTGTTCTGATTTTATCTCAGCTCCTAATATTGTAACAACCTCTCTACCATTTTTGTCTCTATATTTTTTAGTACCCGACCCTTTGATTCTATTTTGAATCTCTTGTCTGTAATTATATTCAAGCTCTTGTTGTGAAGATAAAGTTCCTAGCTGTGAAACATTTACAACTTCATTTGTTGGATTACCATTCTCATCTGTCTTTACTAGAATTAACTCATCAGTAATCGGATCAATGATTGCTTTTGTGTTTTTAAAATCAAACATATCTTGAGCCAATCCCATTTGAAAAATCATTTTACCTGACGCTCTTTTGTTTGGGTCTTGTGACTGGGCAAGCTTCATGTTTTCATCTAACTTTGAATTAAAGTTCTTTGAGTATAAAAAAAAGTTTTCAGTACTGCTTTTTAAGTTTGCTCTTTTATTGTAATATTCCTGTTCTGATATTTCTCCTCTTTTTAATTTATTTAAATTATTCAAGGCAGCAATAGAAGCTTGATTGGTGTAAGAGGAAATTACATTATTTAAATCTGTATTATAACCAACAGGTTTATCTATTAAGGTTTTTGTAAAATCACTATATTGATTTTGTATTTCTTCTTTTCTTTTAGTTCGGCTTTCTTGGTCTGATTTAATAAAATCAGTCATCTCTTTACCGATTGCTCCCCAATCTATTTGTTGAGGCTCATCTCTTTTTACATATCCATATCCTAAAGCCATATTATCTTGGTTTTAATTGCCCTAAAGTTGGTAATGTGCTTGCCGGCATGTATTGTGATGTTATAGCTGCGTAAGGGTCGATAACACTAGCTGAAGGGAGTGAAGCTTTTAATTGAGAGTCTACTATAGCTCTATCAGGTAACTGTGTTCCTGCTGCACCGCTTTTACCATACAGTGCTCCACTTTCAATTCCCATCATTGCCATACTACCCAATCCTTGTATACCTGCAGATAACGCTGCTTGTCTTGCTTCCGCTGCATCAGCCGCTATTTGTTGTTGCCCTCTTGCTTCTGCTAAATCTAATTCTGTTCTAGCTCCTTGTAATCTTGACTCCTCTTGTGCAGCCAATTGCTGTAATTGTTGCATTTCTCTGGACATTGCTGCTCTTTGTTGAGCTGCTCCTGCTTGTTGAGCCATAAGCACTTGTCCTGCTGTTGCTGCGGCACCTCTTGTTTCTCCTTCAACACCAGCTTGTAAAGCAGCCGCTCCTGTCTGAAGCAAAGATTCTCTTTCTAATTCATAAGGTTCTTTCGCTATTGCTAAACCTTCTAAATAATTAACATCTAATTTATTTTTTGCTTCTTGAAAAGCTTTTTCTGCTTCTCGCTCAGCCTCTTCTTGTCGTTTTCTTTGTTTGCCTGCTTGCACAAAACTACCTGTGGTTGATGCCGCTGCTAATCCCAAGGTTGCTATCGTAGTAAATGCTGCCATATTATATTTTTTTTATCATTTCGTGTGTATAACTATCGCCTTTCATATACCCAAGGTCTTCATAAGTTTTAATTAAACCATCGTGTCTTAATAGTGCATATATATATCCACCATTTTTTGCACATATATTTGTTAAGGTACTAACTAAAAATTTAACTGCCTCGTGTCTCAATGCTTTATCTTCTATTTTATTATCCGATATTATCCAATCAACCCAACTAACTTTTGAGTTGGTAACATACATAAAACCTGCGCAAACAGGCTTGTTATCTACCATTACCATCAGTCCACCTTCTCCATTTTCTGGTAAAAAATCTTGAGCTGGCGCTTGCCAACCCCAATCTTTCCACCAATCTACTAATACATCCTCATAATCAGATGGCTCTAATTTCCTTATACTAAAGTCCATACTACTGCAAAGATACTAATTTTACGGATAGCTTTTCATAACTTCCGACTCAACAGCAAACAATTCAGTAGCTGCCGTGCTAGTATTTGTTACTGTGAATATACAATAGTGTCCTAATAAACCATGTGATTCTGCCTCTGCATTTTTAATAAATAAAATATAAGCATCATTTATAGTTATTGGAGTAGATCCTGTAACTGATGTTGAGATAGTTATTCTATTTATATTGTTAGGTAAATCAACTTGTATGTTTGTAACTACACCCGCTAAACTTATTGTGGTATAAGAAGGCACAGAGAAGTATAGATAATCTCCTATGCTAATTATACTACCTATAGACACAAGTGGATTGATAGAAAAGTTTAAAGTACCTGTTGTTCCGTTAACAGAATAACTACTAGACTTTCCTATACCATTAGCTGATCTCATTGCATACTGTCCTTGTAGGGCGGGAACTTCTCCTGTCTGTCTTAGGTAAGCAAAGTAAGCTCCTTCTTTTTTAACAAACCAGTTGTCATCAATAAATCCATTTTGTTGTATATCTGTCTCTGCGACTGCTTGCCAAGCTGCATCAGACTCAAGGTTAATTGTTTTAAATATTTTATTTTCAAGCGGCGATTCATTAAACACACTTGTTATTTGTGAATTGTATTGAGTTCCATAATAGTTGTTTCTAATAGGGTTTACATTATGTTGAAATAAGTTACCTCCATTAAATGTGTAAAAATAATTATTCATACCTAACATAAAATCTGGTATGTAAGAGTAAAAGGATGGCCATCCTTTTGATGATTGACTGTAAGTTAAAGTATACTCCGTATCAACGGGTGAAGGTATAGGAGGCACAATGCTTGTTGGAGCTGGTGTAGGCGTAGGGATTGGAGACGGACTAGGAGTTGGAGAACTACATACACTACTATTGTAATATAAATTGTAAGCTCCACCCATATATCCGTGATATAGACAAGCATAACTTAACACGCCAAAGTCTCCGCTAACAGTAATAGTTACATCTCCATAAAAATAATCATAAGTATTACCATCAGGCGCAGTTCCTGAACCTGCATTTGTTGCACCAGTGTATGATAATAAAGATGTTTTACCATAGTTTAAGATTGCAATAGGATGGGCGGAAGGGACATTTTTTAAAACATACGTTCCTAGCTGTACCCCATATTGACCCCAATTACCATTAAATACATATCTGTTCTCTGTGTTAATATATTGTATTGTAACTGCATTTTCACCTGTTAAACAATAATCAGGAACTAGTGGAGAAGGAGCGACTACAGGAACAGGCGCAACAGGCGTTGGAGAAGGGCCAGGCGTTGGAGAAGGAGTGGGTGTACAAGAGGGGCTAGATGGTACTTTTGTACAACAGTCCGCACAATTTGTGTATGCTGAAACTATATCGTTAGAATTGGTTGCAGCTCCACCTTCTACTTCATAACATAAATTATCGCCTCCAATACCATAAACTGACATCAATGTATTACCTACGTTTGCATCTGTTGTTCTAAATGAAGTGGTATTACTTCCATCACAAGCAGTAGCAGCCCAATAAAAATAGACCGGTGTTGGGCCAGGAGCGACAGGTGTAGGTGTCACTGGAACTGGACTAGGCGTAGGAATTGGAATAGGGGAAGGTGTTGGTGTTGGAACAGGGGTAGGGTCAACATAACCACAGTTCGTTGTACAAGATGCTCCAGATGTGCTATATGATCCTGATATAGAGGTAACTACTATATTGGCAGGGACTTCTAAACAAACCTGTTGTGTGTCTTCTTCAGGTATTGTAACAGTAGTTTTAGTTCCGTCACAACAATTAATTGTAAAAGTACATTCTCCACCTACCGCCCCTATAGGACAGATAATATCATACGTTACACAAGCCATATATTATTAATAATATACAAAAATACGAATTTAATTGCTATGCTTTTAAATTCTTAATCTCTTCTGAAACCTGAGACTTGCATAGTAAATTTATCTTTTTGACCCGCATTACATGATAAATGAAGAACAGAACTATCCCACAACAAACCATCTCCTGCTTTCCAATCTACTGAAGTAGTCCATTTTTTATTATTGTGAATGTCTTGGTATTGAATCATGTGACCAATCTTCCAGTCTTCTAAATATAAATTAAGTCTAACTTTAGGGCGCTTGTCATCTGGATAAAGTTTTTTGAATTTAAAAAAAGTATCTCTATGTAAAGTAACAACATTGCCTGGAGGTTGCAGAATAGTAGACACAGTTTTTATATCCATGTTTAACTTGTCACCCCACCCATCAAATATAGGGTCGTCAATATTATACCATAATTGTTGTATGACTGTATTGTTTTCATCATACGAATAACCATCACCATATTCGTTATATAAATCATTTTGTTCTTCTCTTTGATAGGATATGCAAGAGCCTTTATGAAAGTCATAATCCTGATTCTCAGGGAGAAAGTGGGAGTAATCAAAGTCTAGTTTTATTTTTTCTAAAATCATATTTTTTTTCAAAGTTAATTATTTTTAATTTAATTATAATATTATTAAATCATCTAAACCAGTATTATGAACCATCCACTTTGCATCTTTTAATGTATTAAGTATGGGTTTTCCTTGTATATTAAATGATGTATTTAATAATATTGGATCTAGTCCCTTGTTAGCCATAACACATAAGACGTCATATAAGTATGGATTTGAATCTTTTGTTATAGTCTGCAATCTTGCAGTGTTGTCGCTGTGTATTATTGATTCTATACTATTGGTAGGATTTTTAACAACAGCATTATGAGTCATCCATCTTGTATCTGATTGACATTGAAACCATATATGTTTATCCTCTTCTCTACACATTGGAGAAAAAGGTCTAAATGCTTCTCTAAATTTTATAGTTTTATTTAGCTTATCTTTCATTCCCCTTTTTGGCAAACAAAGTATAGAGCGATTACCTAATGCTCGTGCTCCATGTTCGCTCCTACCCTGCACTAAACCTAATATATTTTCATTTATTATTTTATTGGCAAAATGATGAGGAGGTATATCGTTAAATGTTTTGTTTTCAAAAGGCAAACCTAAATACATACTGTTTATAGGTTTGCTGGGTTTAATTATTTCTAACAAACAGCCTAGAGCTAAACCTCTATCATCTGGATTTGGCGAAACAAAGGCGTTATGCCTTGAGTTGTTTATAATATTCATAGCTCCTCCTCCGCAAAATATTAAAGGCATATTATTTTTATATCCATCAATTATATTATTAAATACAGATTCAAAAACAAATTGTGATGTTGCCGCAATATCTTCAGGGCTACCTTTTATATTTAAAGATTGATACCTTTCATGAGCTGTGTTTACATTATCTATACTTTGTCCTAGATAATAAGAATAAAATTTTGAAACTAAAGAGTAATCAATTTTACCTGCACCTGCAAGCCCCATTATTTTTCCAGCATATACCAAATTGCCCCACCACCAATTATCTTCTGTTTTAATTGGATCTAAATAATGAGCTACTGCTGCATAAGGAACGCAAAGATCTATGCCAACGTTTGTTAAAAGTTTAGGAGATTGGCCTTTGATTGCATGGAATATTTTAAAAAAACCTTCTTCACTGCCACCATCAAAACTTACAACAATAGCTTCATTGTATGGTGATTGATAAAGACCGTTAGCGCAATGAGCAGTGTGGTGTGGAATATATTGGTATTGGTCAGAGGGTATTTGTTTATGTAGATTATTATCACTTGTAAACGCAACAACATTATATTTTTCCACGCCATATTTAATTTTAAAATAATTTAAAATATCCAACAGAATTTCTTCTGGATTAGGTATGGGAAAATGATATGCGAATGCTGCATTTTTTATACCAACCCACCTCTCAAGCTCTACGACTTCTTTTATTTCATCGTTAACACTTATAGCTACTGCCGAGTTGTGACTTCCAAATAAGCCTAACTTATAATCCATTGGTCTTTTGTTTTGTCATACACCTCTCTTGGTTGATTTTTACCATAAGGTCTTCTGTATAAAGTAATTCCGCCATCTGGAGATTCATATATGTATTCACTATATTCTTCTTTAATATTCATTTACAAAACAATTTTCCCAGCTATATTTTTCTTTGCCAGTAAAAGTGTAATTTAATAAATTTTTACTACAGTTTTTTTTGTTATTGTAATACCTTAAAATATTAATATAATCAGTAAATGTAGAGTATCTACTTCCATGAAATAATCTTGCATTCGCACACATTAAAGTGTCAATTGCTATGGAAGATACCATATCTGTTTTCATGAAATCATTTAAAAAGTAACATTCATATCCATTTAAACACTCAAAATGTTTTCTGTCTAATTCATCCGTTGCTATAAATAAAGGATACGAAGTGTCTAAATATCTATCTACCATCGACCTTAAATTACCAAATAATTGTGTAGTGGAATGAGTTCTTGTCTGATGAAAGTCTCCACTTCTTACATGAATAGCATTATAAGGGGTGCCTATTAGATTTACTTCAAACTTTGATCTAATCTTTAATCCGTTTTTTAAACTGTGTTTTATTTTTATCCTGTCTTCATCTAATATTCCTGTTATTAAATGATACCAATGTCCAAATAAATTTCTTGGAAAATGAATAAACTTGTTATTTAAATCAAACTTACTTACATCAATAGGTTTGTTATAGGTATCAGGGTTCACCCCCCAATTAGGATGCTTACCCTCGGGTAAACATTTTATTTCTTTACAAATATTTTCAAAGTATTGTATATCTGATTCATACTTTTGATACTCTGGTATATCTTTATAATCAACACAATCGAAATGTTTTACAAATAATTCTTTATCAAACAATTCCCAAAAATCAAAAAAGCTATCTTTAAGCTGATGTTCACTTAAAAACAAACAGTATATTTTTTCTGGCAAAATTATAGTTCTCTTTGTGCAAATTGCAATTGCACCTACCATTTCATAAGTCATCCTGATATTATTCAAACCACCCCACCAAGTATCAAATGAAATATATTTTTTCAACTCTTATGTGAGTTTGTAGTGTACATAAAAATTTCTAAAAAATGTACCTCCAAAAGGTTCTTTTCTACCATGTTCACACACAGCTGATTCATATAATATCATATCACCTGGTTTGGCATACACTTTATACCACTCCCCGTCATGACCTTGAATATCTAATGGCCAATCATCAGCTTCAGGTTTGTTTTGACAGCCACAAGTTAAATCTTTATCTACGATTATTATAGATGAAATATGATGGGTTTCTACTCTATCTACGTGACACGCTAAAGTAGCCCCTCTTTTATAGGAACGAATACCATAGACATAAGATGGTTCAATTAAAGTATCTTTCATTGCGTCGTGCATTTCATTAGCAATCCAATCTCTATGAACAGGAAGCAGCTGCTCGTGTATTAATGTTCTAATAGATGGAACGAAATCAAAAGATAACAATTCACTCTCACCCCCTTTAATAACATCTTCTTTGCCTGGAAAGTTTTCAGGAGTAACTTTGTCTTTCAATATTTCGTAGGCATCTTTGATTATATTCCAGGTTTGCTCTGGACATTTAATTACTTCAAAACCATTTTGTGTAAACTTAGGTATTTGATCTTTGTGAGTAAATTTTTTAACAGCAGAATTTTCAGTGATTTTTGGTTGTACAGATTCTTTATAAAGTTTTTCATCACCTGCCCCATCCCAATCATTTTCTCTCCACCACGCAGTAATAATATACTTTTTACCTTCTTCTAGTGTAACTCCTTCGTGCATATATTCCTCTAATACTTTTCCGTCTCTCATATTTTCCCACATAACTGCCTTACCTGTTTCTGGAATAACTACCATATTTTGATTTGGAAAGTTAGTTCCTCCTCCTTTGAAACCATCGTTCAAATAAATCATAAATGTGTGTGTTCTATTACCTGAAGCCAAGCAATGTTTTTGATAAGCGTCACCTGCGAAGAAATCATTATGAGGTTTAAAATACTGACCAACTTCGTAAAGTTGTCCTTGCATGGCTTCACCCTTTTTTATATCTAAATTTAATATACCTGCAATACGCTTATGAATATTGTTTACAGTTTCATTGGAGGTGTTTAAATTACAAGTACTTGAAGTTCTATAGTCAGATATAGCTGTTCTATCTGTACCGCCTTCTACTACTGAAGATCGTGTATGATTGGCGTCAATCATTTGAATTAATTCTTGACACTCTTTAGATGTCAAAAAGTTTTTATACTGCTGCATTTAATTTAATTTAATTTAAATAAAGTTATTGATTATAATTGAATATAAAAAATACTAAGGACAATTCGTTGTCGTACAGTTGCTTGTAAACGCTGAACCATTCCAGTATCTATAACTGCTTCCGTTATTATAGTAGCCCGGTAACGCTGCTCTGTTACAGTCACTTTGTCTGTCTAAAGCGGTTGCCGTGCAGAAGTCACTTGTGTTAATATAGAAAGTAGCATAATTAGCACATAAGAAGTTTGTGTCAGAAATAAATTCTAAACTCACACTATTACATGTAACTGCAGGAGCAGGAGTAGGCACAGGAGCAGGCGCAGGAGAAGGAGCGCCTTGACAAGCTGTACAATCTGCGTAACTTGTGTAAGAAGTGTAGTCATTAGTATTTTCTGTTCCCCCATCATCTTGATATTCATAACAAGTTCCACTTACATCTAACACATTAGCAACACTGCCTAAATTTGTTCCGAATGGAGCTCTTATGTCAATCAAAACATCTCCACTACATTCTAGGTATCTAGCATATAAATATGTAGGAGCTGGAACTGGTATTGGAGCTGGTACAGGAATAGGTGCTGGCACTGGGCTAGGTGTAGGAGTACAAGCTGCATCTACACATCCACTTGGATATTGATTCAATACTGTTGCACTAAAGTCAGCACTTGAACTTGGATTAGTATCATTAATGTACCAACAATAAGTACCATTCATATATCCAGGCGCATTTAATTTTAATGCAAAATTTAATGGATAACCTGTTTGTGTTAGCTCTACATAAAAAGTTGAACCGCCGCCATCACATCTTTTCATTTCATAAACCTGTGTTGAAGGTGCAGATGGTACAGGCGCAGGAACTGGTGCAGGTGGACAACCTGTTTCACTTGATATTAATTGTATATTTTGACAAGGAGATCCTTGGTCTGTAGGCACTCCTGGTGTTGAATTATAATAATAAAATATATTATTACTTGCGCCACCTATAAATCTTTGATTTGCACCTGGAGCACTTGAGAATGACTCATAACATCCTGGACTTCCATCACAAGAAATTAGGAAATAAAATAACGGCGCACTCGGAACAGGTGATGCAGGCGCAGGTATAGGCGCAGGTATAGGCGCTGGCACTGGTATCGGTATAGGCGCTGGCACTGGGCTTGTTGGACTAGGTGTTGGGACTGGCACTGGTATCGGTGTTGGAACTGGTGAAACCGGTGTTGGGCTAGGGCCAGGTGTCGGTGTTACTATATCTCTATAATCCCAAATTAAATATAAATTACTTTCTCCTGTTGATGGCATAGTAAAGTCTGCTGAATAAACAGTTGGAGCACCTGTTGTATCAATCGGTGTAGCTGTCGTTGCTGCAGCCAATAAACTAGTAATGTCACTTATACTGTTAGCGTAAGTTGTATTGCTTCTTAAATATCTAAAGTTGTTTAATGAAGCGTCAAACACAAAGTCATCAAAGTTAATTTTGTTAGAATACATTGTTACAGTAGAACCGTCTGGTGGTATTGCTAAACCTTGACCTCCTGATATTAATGTGTATTGAGAAACAATAAACGTGGTTGTTCCTGTGCCGAATAATACCAAGTCTGATTGAACAGTAGATGTCGTACTGCCGTCTGTCCAGTTAAATTCATTGTGTATATATTTTCCAGCATCAGTAGGTTTTGTTACACAAACACTGTATAAGTTTATAGGTGTGGCAACTGGACAACTCATTGTAATTTGAATGGTGTCATTTTCTGTTGAGTCCGTGCTTACTATAACGGTTGCTTGTTGTTCAGATGTTGAATTTTTAGGGAATGTAAATGATCCGTCTTGATAAACCGCTCCAGAAGTATAAGTTACACCATTATATATTACTTGAATAGTATAATTTACCAGAGAACCAGCGGAAGTTTCTGTTATTAATTGATTGCCCGCTTCATCTGTCATTAATACACTTGTTTCAGAGATTATGTCTTGCTCACCTTCATTAGGAACTACATAACTAACTGTGACTGTTCCAACTTCTTGTGTAACATCTACACAATATGTAAAGTTTTGAGATGCTTTTACAGTTACATCTTTACTTACACCACACGCTAAACAAAGAGGGACTTCAGGTTTTAAAATAGTGTTAGATGTTAAAACATATTCGTTCATGTAAGGATCATAACCACCTAATTTTTGCGTTGTAAATGCGCTTGTAAATAAATCTCTAAACCAGCTTCTCATACCGCTTTCTGATATAACTACAAGCTGTTCGTTTTGAGCAGAACTTCCAATTAGTTGAATTACTGCGTTTCTTTTAGCGTCTGTAAAATATTTGTTTTCTCCGTATGATACAAAACTTTCTGGGTTATTACTAATTCCATAGTTTTCAATACGAGCTATTTGGTTTCCTAGTATTTCTGGAACTGAAGCTACTAAACCACCTCCTGTAGAATCAGAAATTAAATTTTTAGAAGCTAATACGTATGATATTTTATCTTCTTGTAAAGTAAGAATATCTGTTCTTCTTCCAAATAATATTTCAATATCACCATACGTTTCTTCTAATGGTTTAAAGTTTGCTAATCCTAAATTAAATTCATTAAGTTTATTGACATTTGTCTCGTCATTAAATACACCACTATAAGTTAAATCAGCAAATCTATGCGCTGCTTTATACTCGACATTAGAAGTAGTAAAAACCCTGTTTCCTAAGTTAAAAGATTTACCAGATATAGAGTCTCTTATCTTGTAACTTTCTACACCATTACCAAATGCGTAACAATTAAAAAAACCTGTGTTTACAACACCTGGTGTTCCTGCGTTTATATTTTGATTTGTTACATTACCGCTATGGTTTCCAACGCTGTCTATAGAAAAAGATAAATCATTTTCGTACCACACGTCTGGTAAAGAATCTTGTGGCTCAGTTTCAAATACAATAACAGAATCTCTTCTATATACAGTAAACGAAACTCTAACTGTAGAATCTGCTGCCGAACTACCTCCACAACATCTTGTACCGCTTACCAATAAATAGTAATTATTATTACCACTGTCTTGGTAAAATCTATAAAAATTCTTTTTTGTTGGATTTGTAGCAGTGCTACCCATTAAACCCGGGGCTTGCAATTGAGCTTTAGTTAAATTTCCTCCTGATGCAGGAGCACCAGTTTGTCCAGATTCAATTGTATTGATAAAAACGTTTTCAACAGCATCAGACCCGGTTGAAGGATTCGTTATAGAATTATTTTCTATAGAGTTGGCAATGTTTGATTGAGTAAACCACTGATACATGTCTGTATAAGTATCACTTGCTATAAAACTTTGTTCAAAAAAATTAGTTCTTCTTTCACATTGCCCACCTCTTCCTTCTCTTGTTTGTTCAATCTTCATTACAATTCTTGACCCTGCAGGTACATTATAATTACCAGCAGTTAAAAAGAAAGGATAAGCTAATACAGGATATCTATCACCTTGTCCTGCAGTTTCAGGGTTGACTTTTATATCTACAATATCATCAGCATCTTCAAGCGCTGAAAAATCAGTAGCATTCATTTTCATATATGTACCTCCGGGAGGAACACTTGAACTAGTAGGCGTTATAAATCCTTTGTCTTGTGTTGCTTTCTCTAAAACAGTAGCATATACACAAGACTGCATTGGGCCAGCTGAATCTCTTTTAACAATTAATCTATCTCCCTCTTCTACTTTTTTTGCGTTTTCTCCTTCTAATAATAAATAAGCATTATTAGAATTAGGGTCTTCAAAAAATATACTACTATATACAGTGTTGTATGTGTCTCTATCAGGCTTTATACAAAACTTATATCTTGTTGCCCAACTTGGCGCTCTTTGGCTTATTGGAATATTTACTTTTATTTCATTTTTAGTTGTTGATGCAGAACACGGAATGTTTACTGTATTGTTTTCACTTACTAATGCAGTAGATGATCTATTAAAATCATCCATATAAATTATACCTACTTCGTATCCCCTGTTACTATGCAAACTTTCTGTGTTTGATCTTTCCTGGATAGTAGCTGTTGCTGAAGTTAAATTAAAATATTGAATTATTAAATTACTTCCGCCATCTTCTAAAAATTGAGCAGCTGGAATCTGTAATCTTATTAAGTTATTTCCTACTGGCGCTGAACCAAGGATAGGTTCACCTTTATTAGGGGGAACAGCAGTGGAATTAGAAATACCAGTTTGATATAAATTGTATTGAGGAGCAGTGCTTCCCAAAAATCCATCTATAGCTGCATTAAATTTATCTGTCAGTGTTACACCTGTGCCAGCCTGAGCATTTGCAACGGTTTGAATTGATGCGTCAGTTAATCCAAACTTAGATTGAAAATCTGTGCTAGAAAATAAATCATTAACAGGTGTAGCAGATTGAGAAAAATCTTGTTGTAAAATGTAACTAAAAGAAACGTTTGTTGAACCTTGGCTTTCATCAGGAGTAGATGAGCCAGACCAAGAGTTAAAAGTAAAAGTAAAATCTATATTTATTTCAGCGCCTTTTTTTAATTTGTCAGTGTTATTGGCAAAACTTAATTCTAAAGTATTGTCTGTAATAGTAACTGAGTTACCAAAAGCTTGATATCCAAAACTTGTAAAAGAAGTTGTTAAAGAAGTTTCCCCTATTGAATTATTTTCAAGTTCTGTTGTATATGTTAATTGTAAAGGAGAATTAAATATATCAGTTAAATCATATCCTTCTACATAATTTCCATAAATAAGTCTATTGCCCATTAAAGTTTGAGCCTTTGCTTTTATAGGAACATTATCATAAAGCCTTAATATTTCTGATTCAGGTAATACTGTAAAGATTTTACTGTTTGTAAAAGTAAAAGTGTAATCTGTGTTATCAGCTAGACTATTATTAAGCTTATTAATTCTTTCTATAATTTTAATGGTAGGGTCGTTAGCTTCTTTAAATAATAAATCAACTCCAATTACTAATGAACTTCCAGAATTATAGGTAATGATAGCTCCATTAAAATCATTTTCCATTCCTTCATTTAAAAAACTATCAGCAGAAAATTCATAGGCCCCTGGTATAAAAGCTGGTTCACTGAATTGAGAAACAGCTGAGTATTCTCCATTAGAATATTTATATCTATAAGCAAAACATATAAAATTGTCTTCCATAAAAGCGTCCTCAACTCCAGTTTGAATTAATTCAATAGAAGGTGATTCAGTAGGTGGTTTTTTTACAACTAATAATTCTTCTGAAGTAATCTGATCTATATTTAATAACGGGTTAGTATAGTTAGAATTTATGTTTACTACTCTTGGAGGATTTAAATTATCTGTAAAAAATAATAAGTCACCAATTTTATTTACCCCAGTAATTAAAAATTGAGAGTCAAAATTTAAAGTAGTATTTACATTTGTACCATTATCAATACTAATTACGTGATATAAAAGAGAGCCCGTGTTTGTGTTGAAAGAAACAATTAAATCTAATTTACCTGTTGCCCCTACAGTAAAAGATGGGTCGTGTACAAACCAATATATAGTTTCATTTGCACCATCTTCAAATGCTCCTATACATCTTGCAGAAGAACTTAATGCAGTTCCATCTATATATTGAAGTGTTGTTATTTGTGTATTACCCTTAGAATTTTCTACTGCACCAATCTCTGTTTCTTCTGTTGAACCAAGTCTTACGTTCAAAGCGTCAACATACTCACCGTTTGGAATAAGCCTTTCATCAAGGCTTTTATTCATACGGCCTGCAATAAAATTTCTTTGGATGTTTGCCATTTTATTTTAGCCACTTATTTTCACCCCTTAAATTCATAAGCAATCTGCTAGGATGAATGTTACTTAATCTGATCTTTGCGTTTCTTAATAATGCTTGTTTATTTTTTTTAGCTCTATTAACAATATATTCTTGTACACCAAATTTACTATTTAAAAGCGCATATTGTATATATGCGTAAATATAATCTTCAAATAGTTTATTAACTTGTATTTCAGAATTATTACCATTTTCCATACCATCTGATATGTATTGTAGCACACATTGTTGGTTTGCCATTGTTGAATCAAAGTTTATAACACCCGCTTTTTTATCAATAGTAAACGTAGGGTTTATATTGGCTGTTTCAGTATTTAAACCATATCGAGCTCCAATTCTTGAATTATAAACATCGCCTTCACAGTCGTTACAAATTGCATTAACATCTCCTTCATTATTTTGATTTAAATAAATACTGTTTAATGCTCCGTTTTTTCTTGCTGCATCTAAATCTGATTCTTCTGTATTAACATTATTACCAGCATCATAAGTAAAAGTTGATGATCCTGTTTGCACATAAGAAGTAGCTGACTGAACTTGAATATTTTCGGTTAGTTCTAAAAGAGTATTTTGTTTAAACAAATAAAGCTTTACCCAGTTAACGTAATCAGAAGGTAAAACAAATTTCAAATCATCATAAATTTTTAATTCTAAAGATTTTATTTCTTTGAAAGCATCATAGTTTAATTCTTGTATAGCACGTTTTGCATGAAACAATATTTTATACCTATTCACGTTGTTAATTAGTGAATGATTTCCAGCATACATTAACTGAAAGTTTGTCATAATATCTTCTAAACTAACATATTGATAAGAACCCCAGTTTTTATCTGTTGGGGTTACACCATCATTAGTATAATATTTTTTTTGATTTAAATAACTCATAATTAAGTATTAGTTTGATTTTGTTGTTGTTCTTCTATTTGTCCAAACTGAAATACATCAGCTTCTCTTATTGATATACCAGCGTATTGTAATATACGTGCAACTAAGTTATTAGAATCATCTATTGGTAATTCAAAATCTTGATAATCGTTTTGAGTTTGGTCAAACAAAGGTTCTCCATTATACAAGGTCACATAAGTCCATTTAGGATCTTTAGGATATCTTATATACACAGCTTGTATATCATTAGCTCCATTAAATGATGAAGGATAAATTGTTATTGAATTTCCTTGTTGAGTGTAAGCCGGGTATTCCGATGAAGGTGCTGTCAATATTGAGTTAGTTAACATGTTTATTTTCATATTACTTACTTTTTCTGCTTGCCCTTGTAAAACTCCCCCGTTAAAACAATTAACATTATTAAGTAAATAATAATCAGAACCAGTTGTTGTAGAAGAGGGTAGGTAATAAATGTTACCTGCATTTTGAGTTAAAGTTGCGGTTACAGAAAACGTATCAATAACTTCTTCATATCCTAATTTAATGTCAGCATATCCTGTACCTGATATTCTTGCATTTTCTTCATTTATTTGCTGATTGTAATTAATAAAATATTCGTCAAACAAATCTAATTGTGCTTGCTTAGCAAATAAGTTAAAATCACTTGGCGATATATACCCGTAATTATTTTTATTGATAATTGCAAGTACTGTATTTCTTACAGAATTTATCATTTGAAAATCTTTTTACAAAGATACACAAAATAAAAAAGCACCTAAGATTTAGGTGCTTTCTCGCTGTCGATAGTAAAGGAAGGATTAAATCGTTAT